GGGAATCTTCACTTCTCTAGCACTGAAGTCACGCAAATTCTTCAGTCCAGACAACATCACATCACACTCAACACCCTTATCTTCATAAGGGAGCAAGTGCGCCACATCATAATCCATTACATCTTCACACGGAGGTACATCAGTTTTCCCAAGGCGACCCTCGGTAAAAACTTTCCCCTTCAATGGTGATCGAGCACTCTCAAAACCAAGAGCGGCTCCAAGACCATTTTCAGCTCCTTCCAAAGCTGGATATGAAGTATGTAATAAAGAATTCAATGAAAATGTGACATCATCAAAAACCCTGAACAACCTACGCTGTCGAGTCTCATCAGCAGCAACGTGTATTCCCATAACAACTCCTCCATCAATATTACTCTTGATTTTGTCGCTCCTATTCAAATACACGGCACCACACATGCCAGAAAACCCACTAAGACTAGTACTCCTAACAAACTCCTTGTCTATCTTATACTCAAAGCCATTTGAAACGTACTGCACTTCTTGATCGTGACTATAATAAGCCCCTTCACTAGTGTGCAATTCGCCCAAAGCATCTCTGAATACTTGACGACACAAGCCTGTATGAGGAGTATTCTTAGAAAGTTTTCTAACATTGCTGCGTATACCATTCAACTTAAATGCATCCAAGCATAACACAGCAACATCATCACTCAACTCGTCGAGGTGAAATCCTTGAACGATCCCACACTGTCCAGGTAAAGTGACCGATATCTTACCGTTAGATAAAACACCACCGTTCTTTTGCACACTACGAGCAATGTGCAGGGGAAGAACTAACCTAGAGTCTGTTATAGCAAACGCGTTACCCATCAACAATTTATTATTTACGATCGAAAAAATTGAATCATATATAACGGGCGTCTGCTGTACCAGCCTCATACCACCTATAAGCTCAAGCATCCCATTATCAATACCTTGAGGGTAAGAAGCATAACCATTCTTAGTATTAACAACGAAATACTTCCTTCCCCCAGACTCAATAATGTGACCCTCAGGCTCATAACAGGCACTATCACCTTTCCACTTACAAGCGATTCCATCGACAACGACGTCCGCGACTTCTTTCAAATCACGAGCTTTCGCAACCAACTTCCTCGCTATCGGTATAGCAGCAATAGCACCTATAGCAACTAAAAGTAAACCAAACCCAAGAGTATGAGCATCATACATTTTCTTGGGCTTAACATAACAATAAGCAACACTGACTTGTTCTACCGTGCCATCAGGTCCAGCAATGTCTCTTTTAACAGATCCAAAACCGGATAACTCCTTATAAGCACGAACAGTATCAGTATCCTCACGATAACACTCTTCCATCTCTTGCTCAAATTCTTCAAGCTTAGTACCTGACATATAATCTTCATAAGATACAAACTTAAAGAACCGAGTCTTAGAAACAGAAGGCTTCCAGAGCCTACTAAACCACTCTGAAATACCTTGTGGACTCACAATACATTTTTCTTCGCTTTCCCCTTCAAAAACTTCTTCAACTACATTACCATAGCTGTCGAAATTACATCGAGAAAAGTTCTGACTAACTTCTTGTGAATCCACACCAACTCTCTCACGAGTAAGAACATACTCATGATCAACCAACGCAAGCAACGCACCCCATGAAAAATTTCCATTAGGCAAATCACCCTTGATAACTACATCACCAAGTCCAGTAATCTTAAATTCATACAATTCCTCTTCAGGAATAAGCATGTCTCCAAGCATAACAGGACCCTTATCAGTCATATGACAGATACGCTTATTATAAACACAATACCCCGTTCGAATTATAGGTTTAACTCTATACTTCAAACGAGTAATGAGCGCATCTGGATGATGGATAGACTTCACACTCGACTTAATCGAGTGATCACTCACATCCATATTCGTAGCAGCTAAGACAAGAGAAACTCTAGGAAACTTCCCCTTATCATCAACTGCTGCCATATTTAACCGATTCGGCATTGTAGAAACCAAAGTAAAAAGCAAAGAAACACTCTTACTTGGCTTCGCTTCAGAATCTTTTTCCTGAAACCACTCATCAAAAACCCATATATCCTGATTACCATAACCACTAGCATAATCATCTCCAACATTAACGTTGAAGATAGCATTTGCAGTAGAAAAATGATCATCAGGAGCATAATTTGTCTTATGCTTATAAGCAATAGCATCAGCAACTCGAGAAACAAGTCTCGACTTGCCGATGTTAGATTGCCCATAAAACACAAAACAAGCAGGTCTTCGACGAACGGCCTCAACAGGCTGAATATCATTACTATGAATGTAATGCAAAGCAGGACTACACAACGACATCAATTCCACAGTGTCTCTCCCAAAGTTTTTACGCTCTTTTAAATAACGAGCATAGAAACTTCCGAGATCACCATTCATTGACGCAACGCTGTGACCAGCCTGCTTCTCATCAACAATCCTTTCATAACACTCAATCATGTTAATACTATCAGGAAACTGACACCGAAATATCTCAATTCTAGATAAACGCTCTTCACCATCAAACCAAGCCCTCAATGCTTTAAACTGATCCCATAACTGCCCACGGTTAAAAGCCGCAGCAGAAACGATCATAGCCATAAGCAAATCGGACATGCCTTTATAGTTAGGACACATTTTTCCAAAACCAACGAACAAAGCGACACCTAATGCACCAACAATAGCACCAAAATCTTCATTACCTTGCGCTACTTCAGCAACTCCTCCCAAAGCTCCAGGAAGAAATCGCTTCAATAACTCACAAGCTTGAGACACAGTATCACTATCCCAAGCCATCTCCAACAACACAGACGTGGCAGAATAACCAACTGCAACTCTTACAACTGTCTTAATAAACGAAATAAACAATGGTTTCAAATGACTGAAACCATCAAGTACATCTTTCGCTTTATTAAACAGTGCAGCAGTTACAGCTGACGCAACTCCCATCACTCCATAATCAACGAACTCTCTCATCTTTTGTAAAAGAAACCGCATCAAATCTTGAACCGCATCACCAGCTTTCTTTGGAACATACATAAATATATCCCAAAGAACGCTAAATGACGCGGTTAACATAGCATAAGCCTCAGCAAAACCAGCTTGTGCTACAATCCTATGAGGATAAAACTCATAGGACAGATTCTCAGCAGCAGCTCTCCAATGAATCAACCTCACATCATGATACTTCATAGCCAAAGA